TAATTAATTTGCGAATGGATAAATTAAACCGTTACCTCCATTATATAAAGCAGTAACTTCTTCTTGTGATAGAACATAGTTTTTATATATATGAAAATCATCTATATCACCCATAAAAACTCTACTTGTGTTATTAGTTACAGAACCAATCATTCTTACTGAGCTATTAAAGTTCATCCCTTCATAAGTCCCATTAGTATCATTAGGCAGTATTATATTATCAACTCCGTTTTTATAAATATGAAATTCAGGTGTATCTATATTACCGTTATAAGTAAAAACTAAATGCTTCCATTCAGTATCATTAAAAAAAGAACCTAAATTAACATACCTAACAACACCATTACTTGCGTAAAAAGTAGATAATAACGTAATACCATTAGACCATATACGAAACCCAGAACCATTATAACAATCAATTATACCTTGTAATCCGTCGCTATCATTTTGTTTTAGCCACACACTTATAGAGAATGACAGTTCTTGGTTATCTGTTGCTATATTTGTTAACTGTATATTTCCAGAATTAGTTATTTGTGATGTTGGGTTTGCGTGTCTATCATATAAATCTCTTACAGGTAAACAAAAACCTAATTTACCAGAAACATTTAATGGATTATTTGAGCCATAAAAATACCCACCATTAGCACCAACTTCTGGATAATAATTATTACCTGTTTGATTATCAAAAGACAAACTAAATGTAATGTTACTATTTAAAGAATCTAAGACATATTGTGGTATTTGTTCAATACCAGCTTCTTGCTTCCTTTTATTATTTTCAAACTGTAAATTCATGCTAAACTGTTAAAAAATAAAATTTCACACCTATTGAACCACCGTAATTTTTAACACACATAATCTGGTTGGTGTCTGCCACAAAACCACTATCTGTAAAAGCTGTTGCACCTGTTATTGTTGGCTCTGTACTACGATTAATTAATACTTCTGCATTACCGTTTAATACCGAGTTAACCAAAGTATAAGACGCACTAGTATTAGCGCTTGCCATGTTACAGGTGTTACCACCTACATAACCCAAATCTATAATTGTACCTGTGTTTGCAGTTTCCTTAACCAAAGTTGGTGGCGGCACATAACTACTTACAACCCACTTACCGCTACCAGCATCATAGCGCAAAATACCACCATCTACTAAAGCTTCTATATTGGTATCTAAAAGACCAGCTAAAGTATTAAAGCCTTCGCCTTCTAAAAGTCCTTTAAGCTTTATACCTAGTTCTTCTATACTGTTGTAGCCATGCACATCGTGCTTAGTACGTGCGTCTAGTTGTTCTATTAACGCTGCACCTTCTTCTACGCTGTACTGCTGCCCATTGTATACCCTAATGTCTTGCTGTTCCATAGTTATTCAAATAGTCCGTTTTCAAATAGTCCGTTTTCAAATAGTATTTGTTGTACTTCTACAATTGGCGCTGGTATGGTTTTGCCAGTTGCAGGATGCATAGACCTATTTTTATAATAGTTTAAAATAGGTTTGTTTACTATTGCGGTGTTAAAATCTAAAGACTGGTTTACTGTCAAATAATCTGTAATGCTTAAGTTATTTTGCAGCAATAAGTCTGTAATGCTTGTTATTGTTCCAGATGCTTGTAAAGCAATGTCTAAAGCGGTCTGGTTATGTTTTACTTTTAATTGTTCTGGGTCTATGCTTAAGGTTGTTACTTCAAAATAACCACCTAAGCTGTTTGCTAGACTTGTTTTTGCGCTTGCTGGCTTTAGGTTTTTATCGGTGTAATAGTTTAAAACATCTTGATCTATTACATCTGTTTGGTTAACCTGTAAACTGGCACCAGCTACTAATACTTCTGTAATGCTTAAGCCATTATCTAATAACATATCCACAACACCTTCTACAGTGCCTTTATGCTGCACTGCAAGGTCTAAAGCGGTTTGATTATATGTTACTGTAATGGTTTTAGTCATTGTCAAAGTCTTTGCCAAATTTTCTGGTAATGTAGCCTATAACACCATCTGCTTCTTTATAGCCTAATGCTACTAAGTTTTCTAATACACTCTTAAAAAGTTGGTAAATAATACCAGCTAAAAAAGCAAAGTATAATACTATAAATGGGTCTATTTCATACCCAAACAATTCTGGAAATTTTAAACCTTCTTTAAAGCTTTGCAAAATGAATAAAATAAGAAGGTAGATACCTACTTTTAAAAACATTCTGCCCATTTTGCGGCTTTCTACTAAACCGCCTTTTTTCTTACTGGCTTGTATGCCTGTGTGAAATTCTAAAATATTTAAAAGCACAAAGCTGGTTAACACTAAAAGTGGTAAACCAAAATAATGCTGGAAAAAGGATTCTACTAAGCCAATAATAAAAGAAACCGTTACAACTTTAGAGGTTAACAAATAACCAAAAGCGCTGGTTTTAAAATCGGTAAAATTATCAAAGCCAAAGCCTTGTAAGATAAAGTTAAGGGTCTTCATTTAGTTTAAATTTCTGTTTAATTGTATATATTTTTTAATGTCTTCATAGTCTTTACCATCACGCTGCAAATGCATTTTTATAATGGTTTGCAGTTGATCTTCACTTACTGCACTGTTTATTAATCGTATTAAGTTTGCGCCTAATAATGGGTCGCTTTTTAATTCGCCTTGGTTAAGCCTTAAAATAATAGACACTTCCTGCGTTAAGCTTTCGCCTACAACAAAATCGCCATCTTTAATTAATAGGTCGTTTTGATCGTCTAATAAAAAATCTTTTGCCATTAGTTGTCGTCTATTGTTCCTGTTGCTGTTCCTGCTATTGGGCTACCTGTTGCGTCTGTAGCCTCAAATGTATCTACCGTTATAGTTCTGCCTATTACAAAATTGGCTATAGCTTGTGCAGTTTGTTGTGCAATTGTAGCACGTGCTGCTGCTGGGTCTACATCAATATCTGAAACGCCATCGTAAATGGCTTCTAATTCTTGCGCTAGTTCTTGCTGTGTTGTTGCCATATTTTAAGAGGTTAAAACGGTATTTAAACGCTGTTTAATTACATTCATAGCCGCTACATTTATAGTGCGCCCTTTTATTACTATTATTTTATTTAGTTCGTCTATCATGTCGTTAAGACATGCTTTTAGGGTTTCGTTTTCCTTTTTTATTAAGAAGCCTGCGCTATCAATAGTTAAATTTGTATTATTGATTTGCACGTTTAGCTTTTCTGTATCTACCGTTATACTATGGTTATCGCCAATAGTGTAGTTGTATTCTTCTACAGCTTCGGCATGTATTAAAAAGCTTGCAGCTTCGTTATTCATTATAATACCAATTAGACATTTACTGCCTACCTTGGGCTTTGCATAACTTGCGCCAAGACCTAACAGGACATCGTAAAACTCTAAACCATCTGTAAGACCTTTTACTGTCATGGTTTTAGCGTCCCAGTTTACGTTGGTTACTTCTGCCCAGTGCGTTTGTACTTTAGTGTTACGCTGTTGGGTTTTATGCAGAAGCTTTGCAAATTCGTTTAGTTCTTGACCTTCTTTTTTCATACTGCGCCACCTAATGTTATTTCTTGCCTAATCTTTGCATTGTCATAAGTTTTATTAACCGCTTCTACGTAATATGTACCGCTACGGTCTTCGTATAGATCACTGGTTAACTTTACTTTTAAACCATGTCTTACGCTTGGTGTACCAAACGCTGTAAAGCTTCCATCAAAACCACCACGTTTTTTGGTTTCGTAGTCTTTTTCTAACAGCTTTAATACTTCGGCTTTTGCTTCTATATTGTAATAGGTTAACTGGTATTCGTCGCCACCAGCTTCGCCTATTTCGGCTTCAATCTTACCACCGTTTTTTAATACCGATACGCCTTTAATTTTTAAGGTGATGTCTTCGGCACTTCTATAGTTTAAATCGTTGCTTACTGCATTACGTTCTAAATGAAAGTTTATGGTTTCTTCTTCGGTATCGTCTGCATAATACTTACCACATACTAACTGTTTACCTTTCATGTAGCTGTACAGGTTGTATGGCTCTTTACTTAGTTTGTCTAATACTTGTGCTACTGTGCTGTTTGCAAAACGCACATTGCCAAGCTGCACACCTTCTAGTACATCTAAATCGTAATTTGGTGCTATGGCTTTAAAAAGACTTTCTAAAGTGGCATTTTGCAAACTAACGTTTACTGGCAGCTGCTTTAGTTTCCACATTTCGTCTTCGCAAACTAATTCAATAGGTATATTGGCACTAGCTTGTGTGATGTAGCCTTCAAACTCGGTAATGTATTCACCGTTATAACCAAATTCAATTTTAATAGGTGCGCCACGTCTAAAAATATCACGCACTTTATGCTTATCAAAGAACTTTACATTTCTGGGCAACGTTACCGTTGCACGATCTGTTAACTGTTTAAAACTTGTTTCTGTGGTGATGGCAGAAACTTGGTTAATAATTAGCTGTCTTCTTCCTTCATGTTCTGGCAAGGTTATTCTTGCGTTCATTGCTAAAATCATACTAAATTATTTAGCTCTATTGGTTCATCACTTACCGCAGTAATAACAAACGGAATAATGTTTGTACTACCTTCACGCTGCGGAAAATCTATGTCTTCAATCACCAGTCTGTAAATAGATTTGTCTTTAAATAATTCACCAATTACTTGTATGCTATCTGCTAAACTTTCCCACTTTAACAATTCTAAATGCTGCTCGTAGGCACTCATTTCTGGCGTGTCTAAGCATAAACCACGTATGCGTATTTGCCAATCGTCAAAACCATATATTTCTTTTACCGTGCCGTTAGTTCCTGAAATTCTAGTTTTAGTTATGTTTTTAGCACGTCTAAAATCTATGATTGATGCTGGCGGAATATCAAAGTCTGCTAATGGTTTATTATCAAGCACGCCATTTTCTTTATAATATTGATAGCTTCCACCTTTAAACAGTGTTGGGTACATAATAGGTGTACCCATCCAAGACAGTTTTTTAACTTCCTGCATTGGCTTTACTTGCACACCAGCATAGTTTACGTCTGCCGCTTGTGGTGCATCTTGTGGAACGACATAGCTTACTTTTGTTAGTCCAAAAGCTTGTGCTAAAAGTTGCGGTATAGAAAAAGTTGGCTGCATATTATACACTCATTACTGCGTCACGTAAACGGTCGTTAACCTTACCTGTAACTGCATCTGCTATTTTGTCTACTTCATCACGCCAATTATTAGCGATATTGAAGTAGTTTTTAATTTCTAAATTCATGGTAATACGTTTGCCTGCATTATTGCCTGCACCTGTAAGACCGTTATTATTTGTTGCGTTTTCATCTTTGTTTTGATTACCTGTAGCTTTACCAACAAAATCTGTCAAATTTGGATTTGAAGATGTTTCATAACCGTAATATGGCTTTTGATTATCTAGTAAAAACTGTGGCGTTTTGGCTTTACTTGGTGCTTGAGAATTATTCTTGCTATTTATTTCGTTTACACCTTGCTGGTATGCTGTAGCTGCTGCTTTACCAGTAGCCTTCATATCTTTAACTAACTGGTTTTGCGAAGCTGCACCTATACCTGTTAAGTCTTTTACTGCTTGCTTACCAGTTTCCCATGCTTTTTTCCATTCGCCACTAAAAAACAGCATAAGTGTTTTACCTATACCTGTTATGCCGCTAATCATTTCTTTAATACGATTAATGACATAGTTTTTTAACATGGTAGCAAAACCTTTTAAAACTTCCCATGTAGCTTTTATAGCACCTCTAAACCAACCTATTTTATTATAGGCATAAACCATTGCGCCTATTAAAGCTGCAACTGCTGCAATAACCAAACCTATTGGGTTGGCTGTTAATGCTGCGTTCCATAACCATTGGGCAGCGGTTACTATTTTTGTCCAAACAGCAGAAGTCTTAAGCGTTAAAATCATTTTTGTAAAATTTAACCTAAGAAGACTAAGCTGTAAACTAGCATAGTTAAACGCAATAATCGCAACACCTAATGTGGTTGCTAAAATTGTACCTACTGTAATAAATTTAGTGATCGTTGGGTTTGCCTTCATAAAACCACCAACCAACTTAAAAATACTACTAGTTATTTGTACCATCTTTAATAATACTGGCTGGGCTGAAATAAATATTTCGTCCATTGCATTATTAAAGCTGTTTTTTGCTAATTGCATTTGGGCTTTAGTGGTGTTTGCCATTGTGTTAAAGGCATTTTCTACATCACCTGTTGCGCCTGTAATGTTTTTGGTGTTTTCTGCCCAGCTTTGCGACAAAGTGCCACCCATACCAATAACAAATTTTATAGCTTCTTGACTACCAAATAACTTGCCTATTAGTTCTTCTTGGTTTTGTCCTGTCTTTGCAGAAAATGCCTGTATGCGTGGTAATAACTCGTTTATGTAATTTTGAAGACCGCCAGCACGTGTAATGCTATCTGCATTAAATGCAATACCTAATTTGTTGGCAACTTCTGTAGCTTCTGCGCTTGGTTTTAGCATAGCGCTTAAGGTTGCATTTAACTGTGTTGCAACTTCGCTAGTGCTACCCATTGCACCAGATGCAGTGGCAAATGTACCTAGTAACTCGTTTTCTGTAACATTTAACTTTGCTGCTACAGCTGTAACACGTGGCAAAGACGAAGCTAAAGCTTCTAAGCTTGGAATTTGCCCAAGCTTTACAGTACGCTGGAATTTATCCTGTATCGTTAATGCGTCCGACCAGTCTTTAGCATAGTTTTTTATAACAGTTGAAGTTGCACCTATTACAGTAGATGCTTCTGCCTGTCCAGCTACTGCTGCTTTTGTACTATCTTGTAAAAAAGTGATCCAGTTGTTTTCTGGAACGCCTGCCGATATAGTTTCGTATAAACCGTTTGCCTGTTCATCCCTTGCAACTGGCACTATTTGCGCAATACCTTTTATTTTATCATTAAGTAGGTCGTATTCCTTGCCACTTTTTTGCGCCATAGTATTAGCAATAGCCATAGAGTTTTCAAACTCTATAAACCCTTTACCACCAGAAGTTAATGCGGCTGCTAAAGACACACCTAAACCAAGCTTGGCAATTTGATTTTTAAAACTGCCAGACTTGGTTTTTAATTGGTCTATCCTGTCGTTAACCTTATCTATAGAACGTTCTGTAGCATTGCTAGTACGTGCTATTTTACGCATTGGTGAAGTAACCTTATCGGCTAATTCTAAAATCCATTGTGTTGTAGTAGAAGTTGCAGACATTATTGTTTAAACATTTCACCAAGCACTTTTACCAGCGCATTAGTACATCCTATTTCGATTATTTCTTTTTGGTTCTTTAACTCAATCGCTTTTACATAGGCATATTCATTATATAGCTTTGCCCATTCTTTATTACTAAGCTTAGAAGGGTCTAACTTGTAATGGCTACGTAAAAGCGCATTGATTTTGGTAATATATTGCAGATCATTGTCTGCATCCTCTACGTCTAATTTGTAGAGGTTTAAAGCTTTTTTAGGCTAGATTCTACTTTAGAGGTTAATTCTGTGATTAACTTTAAGACTTCTGCATAAACTGCACCATCGTCTTCTAAAGCGCTCATATCACCAGCCACAACACAGTTTGCAATAAATATTTTATTAACTTTTGCTATGTCGTTTTCTGCTGCTGGTTTGCCTATGGCTTCCATTACATTACGGTTAGGCTTTTTTAAGATATAGTTGTATTCTTCACCTTCTACTATTACAGTAGCTTGCGTTAAGCTTTTACCGTGTTTTGCCTTTAGTTGATTAATTACTTCTGGCGTTACATCTTTAAAATTTTGTATTACTTCCATCTGGTTTTTTAGTTTATTGTTGCCATTCTATGTGCGACACTAAAAGGTCGTACTTAGTAGAAATTGAACCATCGTTATTTTTTACATCTACACCGTTGCCTTTAAATTCGCAGTTTCTAATACGATCTACTATTACTTCACCAGTAGCCAACGTATAGTTAACTGTGATGTCAAAAGGTGGTATATTTTCCAAACGTCTTTGCGAAGCTGGCAACGCAGCTAATAAGGCATTTACTTCTTCTTTATATAAAGTAATAGAAGCTGTTGCTTCTGTGTTACCATCGCCACGTCCTACAGGAAAACCGCCTGCACCGTTAAAGTTGTTTTTTTCGGTTTCGTCGCTGTAGGCTATTTCAGTAATACCTTCTACATTACGACCTAGCATGTTTAAAATTATGCTATTCCAGCCTGCAAGTTTCCCAAACTTGTTAATAAGTGTTTGTTGTGCCATGTCTTATAATTTGTCTTTTAGTCCTAAGTCTATTTCAAATTCAAACACAATACCATCTACTACGATGTTACCTTCAACCTTTAATGGGCTATCTTCGGCTAGTGTTTGTTGTGGGTTTATATAAAATTCAAAACCAGAAATTTCTTCGTCTACGATCATAGTTTCCATAGCTTTGTTTAATAAACCTTGCCATGCACTAATAGTTGTATTTTGAATAAAGCCTGTTTGTGGGTCTTTTTTAACAACGCCTTTTACTTTAGGTATTAAAGTAGTGCGTACCAGTCTTGCTGCTTTGTTCCATACTCGGTTATTCTCGATATATGCAAAGTCGCTTGCTTTTTCTACACAGGTAGGACTACCGTTAAAGAAAATACCGCCATAACCAT